GAAGCGTGCGCAGCAAAGCGTACGAATCGGGGTTGTGTAGAACGCTGATAGGTGTGTGGTCGGTCATGGCGAGCCCTCGGCTTTCTTATCCCACGGGATTACGCGCCCGTCAAGGTCATAGGCCAATTCTGCGTTTTTCGACCATCGCCGCATGCATACGCCTTCCGTGTGGGCGGGCACCCGATGCAGATACATGTTCGCGCCTTCGGCCATAAGGCGTTCCAGCTCGATAAGCCCTTCGTGAGCCCCTCCCGCGACAATTTCTACTATGATTTCGTCGTGAACGAAAGCCACAACGTGCGAACCGTAGAGCGGTGACGCGGGTTCGGTATAGCAAGCGCGTGTCACGCGCCACAAGGCTTCTTTAGCGGCGTCCGCGCCAAGGCCCTGGAAACGGCCATTGCACAAGGACGTGTACCTAGAACGGCGCCACCTGTTGACGAAAAGCGCTTCCTCCTCCCCGGTGTCACCGCCAGCCACCAAAGCCGAAGCCATGCGGAAGTACTCGACCATTTCTGGATCGGATTCCAGCCACATAGCCTTGAACCGGTACGCCTCGGCTTCCGTGATTGTCACGCCGTAGGAGTTCTTCGCGTAGGCCACGAATTTCTCCGCGCCTAGACCACCCGGATAGCCGAAGTTGATAGCCTTTGCTGCCCGGCGCGCATCCTTACACGTCTGGTCTTTGGCTTTGATGCCCGCCTTGACATCGTCGTAGCTCATGTGTAGCATCTTTGATGCCATCTCAGAATGCACGTCGATTCCGGCGTTCAACCGCTCGGCCAAGCGGGAGAACCCTATGCGCTCCAAGCACCACACGGCCCTTGTGTGCAACTCCAGCGCCGAGTAGTCGGCCGCGATGAATACGCAGCCCTCGCGAGGGGTGAAACACTCTCGGATACCTGCGCCCCTGTTCACTGCTTGGATGTTAGGCGCCGATGCCGTGGTACGAAACGTGTCCGCGATATCGTAGCGGGGTTGGATCGGAGCATCGAAACCCTTACGGAGCATGGCGATGTCGTTGGCCAAAGTCTTGCGAACCTTCAGGAACCGGGAATACTGGCCCATGATCGACCCATCGGGGAACCTATCGCAAGCCTCGGAAGATAGGGACACCGCGCCCCCATTAGTTCGACCTATGGGGAGACCTTCGGCCAAGCATTCCTGCTCCATGAGTGCCATGGCAGCCTTCGTGTTAGCCGTGCCGTCGGGGCGTACGATACCTGCCCGGCAAAGGTCCCCGACAAGCTCGACGCGCTCCGCTTCCAGCTCCGCGGCTACGTCTTCAACGGCCTCGGGGTCCGTGTGGAGTCCCCAACATGAGGACAGATGAAGCGCGAAAGCGGCGCGCGCCTGGCGGAATTGATCGGATAAAAGGGGTCGCCCCGTCGAAGCCGCTAGTTCGTCTTGCCTCTGGTAACAGGCCAACGCGTAGAATGCGTCGGACAGAGCGTAATCGAGGGCACCTTGCGGCCACTTGGACGTGTCGGGCTCGTTATCAAATTCGGAATATCGCAGGCACCAGATGTCCTTCTCAAGCTGGACTCCGCAATGTCGCCGCGTGAGCGCCTCGAGAGTGTAATTTATCGCGTGAAACACCCCGCCGGAATCCTGGTAGGATCGATATTCCCCTTTTGCGATCTGCAACAGCTGGTCACGAATCTTCGTGTCCGTGACTTGGTCGCGATCGTACTTCCTAAAGATGGCGGGCAAAAGGTCTGGCCACTGCGCCGCGATGACGCCCATGTCGTAAGCCACGTTGTGTCCCACGAGTACGTTGTCGGCTTGGAGCCACCCTTCGATTACGGGGCGTGCGTGGGCGCGATGTAGGATAGCCGGGGCCGCGCCTTCGTCCTGCCATTGCAGGCATACCAGGGTCGGCGCTAGGCGTCCCGGTCCGATTAGGTGCGTCTCCGTATCGAACGCCGTTATCACTTAGACGCCTCGGTCGAAGCGGTCCGAGCGATCCACCCGTCACATTCTTCTTGCAGCTCCAAAGCTTCTTCCAGGGCTTGAAAATAAGCCTCAAAAAGAGCGGCTACGAGTTCGTTATCCACGCGTTGCCCGTTCACAAGGGCGTGTCTAATAGCTTCGAGTTGAATCATGGTCAGCATGTGCGTACTCCTTCTTTCTTCGAGCCGTGGCCCGGAATCGAACCGGGCCTTGCCCCCAGGGCGCGGCTATCGTGTCTTACGCCGCGACGTACGGCGAGAACGTGTGGACCGTGAAGACCTTCGACGGGTCGTCACGTAGCGGTTTGGCCAACGTTTGCACGTGGACCTTGGCGCCTGCCGCGGGGTTCTTGACCTCGTCAACAAGACTGTTGAGGAGACTATCCTGCTGGGGCTTGATCTCCTTTTCGATCTTGACCGCGTCCCTTGCTGGGTCGAGACCCATGAGGGCGTACAGCAGGCCGATGACCGCACGCGCACCCGTTTCGGAGCGCTTGCCTTGCTCGATCTTCTGGTACCACGAATATTCCGAGCCGACCTCGACGGCAGGCAGATTGCTCGACAGGATCTTGAACTCGGCTACGAAGGCTTGGCCCTTCTCGCCGGAAATGTGCTTGCATACGGATATCTGCAAATCCCCTCGAAAATTCGAGGGGAGGTAGGGCAGGCGACGGGACGGGTCGAGACCGTTAGTGTTGGAAAAAAGCGCCATTGTAGTGCCTATTCTTTCGTTGGGGTGACTTGTGACAAGTAGATGTCGTGTACCCGGGTACCATACCCGGGCGGGAAGCCTAACTTTAGGGCGCGCTCTTCAACGGCCAGCGTCGTAATGCGCCCGCGTGTCACGGCCCAGCGATCCGCAAGAGCCGTGATAGTGTTGTCGTCGTGTTGTAACTGGGTCAGCCATCTGTTGAATGAGAGCATATCGTCATTATAGCCAGCGCGATCTAGAGCGCAAGTGACTCTTGACGGCCGAACTTGATTATTATGTCGCGGTAGCGGTCGTGGTCGGACGTCAAGGCCACCAGGAACGGGTGGGCGCAAAGCCCGTTCAGTATGCCCAAGGCGGACACGGTCTCGGGGTGCTGCCCTTGCTGGGTGTGCGACCCGTAGACCGCCCGTGTAAGTATTTCGGGATGGTAGGCCGTCTGCCGATCACAAAGAAACCTCGCGGAAAAAACTTTGCTAATGTCTGCGGCTACCTCGGGGGAGTAGGCCAGCAGCTTGTTCAGTCTGTCGATTAGCTCCTCTTGAAATATAATTTCGCGGAACGCCGGGTCGTTTCCTTGAGATGTACTCATGCGGTCATTATAGCCATCGAGATCCCGAGCGCAAGATATTTTCGGGCCAGTCGATATCGGCCAAGCTGATTTTCAGCTCGAAGCCGAGCAAGTCTTTCTTGACGGACGCTGACGCCAGAGCGCGCGGGATGGCCTCGAGATGCTCACGGCAACCGATCATGACGTCGACGTTTACCGTATCTTCCTTCTGCCCGCGTCGGTGCGTTCTGCCGATGACTTGCTCAAGCTTCTCGGCGTCGGCAGGGCACGCCGTCAAGAGGTTATCGCACCATTTGCCCTGTAAATTACGTCCTTCGCTATTCGCGGCCACGGACGCTATAATAGGGCCGTCGGCGTCTTCGATGAACGTCCCTTTGGCGTCCAAGCCTAGCTGGCGGAAATACGAGCCACCGGACTCCTTAGCCAAACGATCCCCGAAGGCGCCGTGCTCCACCCAGGCAATGCCTTGCGGGTGCTCGGCTAGCCACGTCTTCGCCAAGCCTATGGCCGTATGGTCGTGCCATACGCAACGTGTCTTCGCGTCGAACGTAGGCTCTATCCGGTGCCAAGATTCCCAACATCCGTACGGATCGGGGACATCACCTCGGGCGACGGCCATGCGGACTTGCAACTCCGAATCGATTCCGGCGCGCTCGTAATCCGGTTCGGCTAGTATCTCCCGGCAAAGCTTCGCCCATGCCTTGCGCGCGTCCAGCCACTCTTGAGGGGGTTCGGGGAAAAACTCGTAATGAAACCCGAGGGCTATCTGCCTAGCCACGGCCCACGCCTGCATGGCCTCGGTCAGCGCCCACCCGTTCGGCTTGCACATAGTCTCCCGGAGGATGCGAAAATTATCTTCCGTGGCCGGGGAACAAGCATACTCGGTGCCTACTATGCTCAGTGAGCCCTGATACTCGTCCTTCGCATCCGAGATAACGATGCCGGACGTGGCCGAACAGCGAGCGAAGAACACCTTGCGCGCTACCGCGTTCTCGTCTTCCCCCTCGGGGCGCCGACCGGGCATCAAGTCGAGCAACACACCCGGTTCCCGCTTCGTGAAGGCGTTGTTATCTTCGTCGAGTGCTTCCGCCCATTCCGTGAGCTCGTGCGCGTAGTGCGGGAGAACCGAGCGGGCCTTGTGCGACCATTCCAGCAAATGCGCAAATTCTTTGATGGATCGCTTCATGATCGTGCCGGACATCACGACAACAATCGTAGCCGGGTGCGCTCGTAAGTACCGGGCCACGCGCCGCGTGACAGCAGCCTTAGAGTTCTTCAGACGATGGCCCTCGTCGGCTATGATTAGATCCGGGGGGTTCAGGTCCAAGTAAGCCGAGCCGGATACGCGGCCCAGCGTCTCGTACGACATGATGCGCAAGTGCTTTGCGACGTTCCAGTCGCGGGCGTAGCGCAGTAGCTCCCGTTTCGTCTTCTCGATAAGCTTCGCCGGGAGAATGAGCAACGGAGATCGGGACTGTAGCACCCGAGGCGCGAGAAAAGAGCAAAGCGTCTTGCCACCGCCGACTCGGATAGGCGCGAAGAGCCCGCCCGACAGCCCCAGGTCGTATAGTGCTTTGGCTTGAACGTCTAGAAGGGTCTGGGAGCCTTCCGGAGACTTGAGCAGTCGCGTCATAAGCCCTGTCAAGTCGTCCGGATAGGCTCCCCGAAGGGGCAGGGCTCTTATCCGCAAGAAATCCGGAGAAGACGCGACGGGTGCCTTGCCCCAACCCACGTTAGACTCGTTCCACTACGACGCGAGCGGCCGATAGGAGCAAGCTCAAACAGAGCATCGCTTCCGGTGTGCCAGGGTGGCCAACTAGGATATCCGCCCCTTGGTACTCAGACGAAAGGAGACGCTCGAAGGTCTCAAGCATCATCGCGTTAGCCTTGTACCCGTAGTTCTTATAGTACTTGTCCTCGCCTACTTGTGCACGCGCTCGCGCCCAAATAAGCTCGAACGTTACTAAGGTGCCGCCACTCGGTCGGCACCCGAGGAACAGAACGCCTAGCTGAACCGCTCCGATAGGCTCGGGGGCGGCATCGGCAAGGGGCGCGGGTGGGGCGCGGTCGAGTTGCAGACGTCCGGGGGCGGCATCGGCAAGGGGCGCGGGTGGGGCCCCGAGCGGGGTCGCGGGCGCGGTCACGAGAGGGGCCACGGGTGGGGCAGGGGGCGAGGGTGGGGCAGGGGGCGGAGGCGGAGCCGCGGCAAGAGTCGCCTTATTCTTAGCCCCCGGTGGACGCCCAGGCTTTCGCGGCGGTGGGTTGATGGCCACGTTAGAAGGTAAATCGGGCGTGGTAGCGGGCGGCGGCGGGGGCTGCGGGGGCTGCGGGGGCGGTGAGGCAACGGCGGCGGTGTCCGAAGGGTCGGGCACCACGAACGCCCCTTCCACCTTGCCGAATTGATTGAAGATCACCTTCTGGAATTGTGACAATTCGCCGTAGTATTTGCTCGGAAGACTTTCGTCTTGCGTGTCCACGAACGAGAAGCCTGCCGGAATGTCGGCGTCAGCCGCAGGCGCCGGAGGGGAAAAAGCGACGGCTGCAGGCGCCGGAGGGGAAAAAGCGACGGCCGCAGGCGCCGGAGGGGAAAAAGCGACGGCCGCAGGCGCCGGCATCTCAAGCGTGGGTCGGGCCGGGGTGGGGGCACTGGCCGCTTGTAGCCGTGAAAGGAAATCGTTTGATGACATCGTGTGTTCTCCTAGGAAAAGTGGGGGCTTGCACCTATGCCTATGGGGGCATCCCCTATAGTTGCTGCAAGCGTTGAAGTTAGGTAAGAGTGTAAGGACGTACGAAGGCTTGTCAACGATATTCGCCGAAGCGTTCGCAGCCGCTTGCATTTCGTCAGCGAAGGATTCCAGCACGGCGAAACCGCGCTCTGCTTCCGCGCGGGACATCACGTAGTCGACCGGGAGCGCCCGGTGCGGCGTCCTCTTGAGCAGGTAGAGCCACCTGAGACGGCACGCCTCGAGTTCCGGGTGCCGCCGAAGCTCGAACGTGGCGTATAGTAGCGCTTGCGGGTCTACTCTTAGGTCCTTGGCATACTTGAAATCCGATGTCGTCTTGTAGTCGATGACATACCCGGGCGACGGTACTAGATCCAATCTGCCTCGCCAGGCGTGCCGCCCCCGCAGGTCGAGAGCTCCCTCTACTTCCGCTTGTGGTCCCCATAGCGGCACGACGTAAGGCAGCGCCTCCGCCGCGACGGCCTCGGCAGGATCAAGTAGATTGGGCTCTGGATGACCGCCATCCTTTGCCCATCGCTCTAAAATAGCATGAACGCGACCGCCGAAATCGGTGTCCACCGTCGCGGGTTGCTCAAAGTCAGCAAAATACTGGAACCCCGCGGCTCTGTTACACGATATCCAGAGGGCAATGCGCGACGCGGAAAAGATCATAACGAGTCTTTACGCCTTGACAGCCCCCGCGTCAAGGACCAAGGTGTGTGCAATGGCTGAATCGTTCGCGTGGATCCCTTGCTCGACTCGAGGAATACCCCTAATCAAATGGCGAGATCCCGCTACGTGGCGCCGCGACGCCCCACCGGAGAACGAGATTTTCGCGCTGCCTACGGGGCTAGGGGGAAACAGGTTCTGGGTGCTCGACCTAGACCGGAAGAACGGCAAAGACGGCCTCGAAGCGCTCGCGGCGTACGCCCGGGAGCATGGCCAGGATCTCCCGGAGTCGTTGGTCGCCACGACACCCTCGGGGGGTTGGCATATTTATTGGGATTGCGCGGGCCGCACGATACCTCGCAAGATCGGCCTTCTCCCCGGGGTAGACGTGTTAGGCGAGCGGTCTATTGTGAAGTCCGGCCTAGGGTACGACGAGCATCCGGCCTTCGCGGGCCTGCCCCTTGTTCCCGCGCCGGATTGGCTCGTCGCGCTGGTAACGTCAGCGGCGACCGCATCGACCGAAGAACCCGCGGCGTTGACAGCAATCCCCCTAGGAGAGAACGACCCGCGTCTGCCCGCGCACGTCGAAATGGGCAGGCGTCACCTCGAGGCCGAGCCCCCGTGCGTGTCTGGCGACGGTGGCCACGCTCACTTGTGGAACGTGGCAAGACGGCTCGTCCGGACGTACCAATTACCCGAGGAAACCGCGCTAGGCTTGCTCCAAGAGAGTTACAACGCGACGTGCGAACCCCCTTGGTCGGAGACAGAGTTGCGGCACAAGCTCCATGAAGCGGCCACGAAAGCACAAGACTTGCCGGGTCTCGCCATTTTGCCCTTTGCGGCTTCGACGGACGCGGACGCGGACGCGGACGCGGGCGCGGACGCGGACGCACCGAAGGAATGGCGCCAACGGCCGAACCCAGAGCATAAATACACGATATCCGTGCACAATCCAGTAACAGGGCCGCAAATAGCGGCGAAGGCAACGGACCTTATCGGCACCTTCGCAGGCCCGCACGCTTCCGAAATTTGGCGCGGCGTCTGGCAATACGACGAACTCGATTGCGTGGTGCGCGCCGTCAATCCCCCGCTCCCGCTAGAAGCCGAAAAGAACGGCCTGCAACGTGTGGACTATGCGCGCGTTCAGTATTGGCTAGGAAGCGTCGGCTGGAAGACATCGATCGAAGCGATTGGCACCGCGATCGACGTTGCAGCCCACGAGTGCCGCGTGCACCCGATCCGAGATTATCTAGCGGGGTTGCCCGCGCCGACAACGAAGCACATCGAGCATCTAGCCTCGTCTCTAATGGGTGACGACAGTCCGTACGCCGATGATTTCGTTAGGAAATGGCTAATAGGCTGCGTCGCACGCATGATGACGCCGGGCTGCCAGTTCGACACGGCCTTGACGCTAGTGGGCGAGATAGGAGGGGAGCGCAAATCGTCGTTCCTCTACGTGCTCGCGGGGCCGGGAAGATCAAGATCGAGCGTTCCAGATATCTCAAACGGGCAAGCAATCGGGATGGCTATGCGGCGCCAGTGGATCGTAGAGCTGGGCGAACTGTCCGAAATGAACACTGCGGCCCGGTCCATATTCAAAGAGTTCATAACGCGCCGCGTCGAGCAATTCAACGCGAAGTACGCAATAACCGAGGCGGTAGAGCCTCGCCAGTGCGGAATCGCAGCGACGACAAATCGAATCGATTTCCTAGACGCATACGACTCAGCAACCCGGCGTAGGTTCTGGCCTGTACTCGTACAGAAACGAATAGCCGTCGAATGGGTTGAGGAGCACCGAGACGAGATCTGGGCGGAAGCGTACGCCGCGTATATGGCAGGCGAACAATGGTGGTATGCAGACGAGGCGGCAATTGACGGCGCGTATCCGCGATTTATCACGGTTTCGCCGCTCGCCGAACAGGTAGCCGCGTATCTTGACCAACCCTCGCAACGGGCCTCCTTGAACGGGCTATCCGCTACTTCGGTAGCGCAAAGAGTCCTAGGCATAACGCACGTGGACGCGAAGACTCGGACGGAACTCGGAATGCTGCTATCTAAGACGCCGGGCGTAGAGAAGAAGCGTACGTCTAAGGGCGTTGTCTACTCCTTCGGCGAGGCCCCGGTGGCCAAGCTAAAGGTCGTGAAATAGCGAAAGCCCGCGACTCGAGGGCGCGGGCTTGAAGGGACGAGCGGGTAGGCGCGGGCCTTCAAACCCGCGCCAAACCCGCGCCTTTACTCATAAAACAATGATCTCTATTGCTTCGCAGCCCGTTTCTTTCGTCTGCATAGCGCAAGCGTCCTCGAAACCTCGGAGGACAGCGTACTCTTCTACGGCGTCTTCGGGGGAGTACGCTTGGATTAGAGCTAGCACCGTGTGCGTGGCCTGCGACTCTAGCCGATATGTATGCTTGCTCATATTCCAAAGCTCCCGCGGTCCATCGTCGAAGCGCAGTGACGGCCTAGCCAGATCAGTGACAGGATTGCAAGGACGGCGACTACGATTGCGGCGGTCATGCTATACTCCTTCCCGGGAAGTTCGGGCTTTCTGATCGGCACGTTCCAATAGAGCCGCTAGAGCGTCAATCTGCGCCGAGCGCATCAAGGCTACTGCCGCGGCTAGCGCCATGTGGCCCCGCGCCACCGCAATTCGGTGCGAGCGGTCTAGAGAGTCGATGCGATCGGCTAGGTCGTCCATCAGGACGCGGTCGTCGTTCGTGTTCGTGTCGTTCGTGGTGTTCGGCTTGGTGTCGTTCGTGGTGTCCATGTTGTTCATGATCTTAGGATACGGCCGATCGCGGCCGCGGTCAAGGGTTTTCGTTATTTAGGTGGGATATGTAGGGCTGCGCGGGGCTGCGCGGGTGACCTTAGGAGTCGTCAGCGTATATCCAGCCCCGTAGGAAGCCGTGGGCGTTACCGGCTCACGCAAAGGAGAAATACGACCGGAACGAGCATCGCGCCTAGCGCGACCGGACCGAGCCAGATTAGCGTGGCCAGCAAGAGGATGATTAGCATAGGTCGCATGGTGTCACCCAAGAGCAGAGGTAGAGTAGGGTCGAGGAAAGAAGAATCGGAACGAGTGGGAGTATGGTGTTCATGTACGTGTTCCTTCTGAGAGTATTTCGTCGTGTACCCGTGCCGAGCCGCAAACCGCCGCCGTTCCGCAAACCGTCGCCTCGCCGAAGACCGTCGCCTCGCCGAAGACCGTCGCCTCGCCGAAGACCGTCGCCTCGCCGAAGACCCAAGCCGTGTCGAAGACCCGCGCCGGTCCGTAGATGCGTGCCGAGCCGAAGACCGACGCCTTGCCGAAGACCCAAGCGTCTCCGAAGACCCGCGCCTTGCCGCAGACCCAAGCGTCTCCGAAGACCGTCGCCTTGCCGAAGACCGCAGCCGAGCCGAAGACACGCGCATTCGGACCGACGTAGGCCGTATCTGCCACCGTAGCAGTGTCGGCCACCCACCCGCCGCCGTTAGGGTGTCGGTGCGAGGGGACCAGACCGTACCCGAAATCGTGCGTCGTCGTTGTCGTCGTCGTTGTCGTCGTCGTGTTCATGTTCGCGCTCCTTCGTCTAGGCCGGTCCAGTCGATCTCTTCGAGTGACGGCCCTCCGTAGCAATCCGAGTCGTCCCACGGGTCATCGTTTGGGGGAACGAGATAACAACCCGCTATGGCGCCCGTGCGGCGCCACTCGTCAAGGGCCCGCGCGTGTTCGTCGGAGCCGTGTTCGAGGCGCTTCGAGCCCCCAGACGGACAGCGGAAAACCCAGACGTCCACGGCCCCCCACGGAATAAGCGTCTTGTCTTTTGCGGTGCTCATCGGGGGTTACCGACAGGTTGTAACAGTACCGCCCAAGACGTATACCGTGGTGCATGTGTAGGTATGTGAGGGAGCCGCGTTAGCGACTGCGCACGAAAAAGCCGTCAAGGCACCGAATATCGCGAGAGCGGAGAGAATCGTTAGCGTTAGCGTTTTCATGTTGTTCATAATACGTCCGAAGGGGCTGGGGGTCAAGTGTTTTTTGATAATTAGGTGGTAGATGTCGGAGTTAGCGGGTAGGATCGGCGTGAAGGAGCGACGTGAAGCTGATAATGGGGCGCGCGGTGGGCCGTGCCGTGGGGCGCGCGGTGGGCCGCGCGGCTTCGGGGGGTATCGTAGAGGCCGTGGCCAGAGCCAGTGAGTGCATGGCCAACGTATCCGCGCGTTGCGCAGCCCATTCGCAGGCGTCGGCCAAGCGTCCGTATTCAAGGAGGGAGTAAAGCGCTTCGTTGTTCGCGTTGTTGTTCGTGTTCATGCTCTTATCCTACGGCCGATCGCGGCCGCGGTCAAGGGTTTTCGTTATTTAGGTGAGATACCAGGCGACGTACACTGTCCAGACGTCCTCCCCTAGGAGCCTCAGGAGACTTTCCTCGTCTGGGCGGACGTAGTGCCACATGCCCTCGGAGTAATAGGCCGGCACGGCCCCCGTAGGCTCGGCGTCTAGGCTCGCTTCGATTAGGCTCGGCGATGGCCTGCCAGCGAGCAATTTGTTGGTATGGCAATCTAGCACCTGCGCCGGCAGGGAGCTCAGCCCCGCTGGAAGTGGTGCCGTTCCGTACGGAGGATCGTCGTCGGGGGCGGGATCGCCGTCGGGGCCGTCCGTGTACCCGGTCATTTCGTTGTTCGTGTTGTCGTTCGTGGTGTCCATGTTGTTCCTGATCTTATCCTACGGCCGATCGCGGCCGCGGTCAAGGGTTTTAGATATTTAGGTGGTATACTGTAGGGCTGCGCGGGGCTGCGCGGGTGACCTCAGGAGTCGTCGACGCAGCTTAGGAACTCGTCCAATTCGCTCTGGCTGCCCTTGTACGCCCGTTTCGCCGCGTCAATGGCCAAGGCGACCTGGGCCATCGCTTCGACCTTCGCTAGGTTTTTGCGGAGATTCGCAGGGGTGGAATCGACCGCGTCCGCGTAGAGGTCGTAGTCGCACCATTTACGACATAGGGCCTTCAGTGCGTCTAAGGCGTCTTGCGTCAGCGCGTATTTGGCACGGTCCTCGTAGTCGGAGATGGGGTCCAAAGCGTAAGACTCGCCCACACATGCCTCGAAAGCCTCAACCCAGTCCTTAGGGACGCTGGCGTATATCTCGCTGGCCGTCACGACGGCGCGGGCGTAGGCGACTTTCTCTTCGATTCGTTTGGTGACGTTGTTCATGCTTATATGATACGGCCGATCGCGGCCGCGGTCAAGTCTTTTCGTTATTTAGGTGGGATATGTAGGTATCAGGTAGTCCGAAAGGAGCCGTCAGCGTATATCCAGCCCCGTAGGAAGCCGTGGGCGAGGGGTGGGGATAAGGGCGATTATATCCTCACCGGCATCACCACGGCGGTATAGTTGCCCTCTCGGAGGGCCAAGGGGGCAAGCGCGTCGCCACTGAGTTCCAGGGTAACCGTATCGCCTACTAGGTCTTCGATCGCCTCGCGAAGATATCGGGGGTTGACGCCTACCGCCTCGCCGGTCCAAGGGGCCACGACGCTACCGGTGACGCCTAATTCTTCGCACACTATGATTGTGTTACCGTCCCCCGAGGCTGAGAAGATTGCGCCCCGCTTAGCCTTAGACATGCTCTTGAGCACTGCTACTAGCGCCTTCCGGGGCAGTAGGATAGGTGCGCGGTCGTACGCCGCGGGCACGACCTTGCGCCAGGGCGGGAACTTCGCATCGGACAAGCGCGTGATTAGGTGATAGGTGGCCGTATGTAGGCTAAGGTATTCCTCATTCCAGCTTGCGTGCGCCTCGGTAGCAGGTGCGCTTAGCATCGCAAGGACGGCGTCGTAAGGGATGAGCAGATGGTACGGCGATGTCGGTGCGGTAGCACGGACGACCGCCATCCGGTGGCCATCGGTCGCCACCGTGTGGACGACGCCGTCCGCGTCGCACTCGACGCAAACGCCGTGCCGATCCTCGCGCACATAGTCCTGGGACATGGCGTGTGCGACGCGCCGGATGGCCTCGAGATCGATGGTGGCGCTCCGAGCGCCCGCTTTCGGGGTCGCGGACGGAAATTCCGGCAAGTCGGCCAAGGGGTAGGTGGGTAGTTTGACGACGAGCGCGCCCGATACGACCGTGCCGTCGCCCCTTATCGTTACAAGAGGATTCTCCGAGGCGCTTCGGGCGAACTTGAGCAGGTCCTTCACGTCAAGAACGATGGGCGCGGCGGTTGCCGGTACCACCGCGTCCGTAGTCGGGACTGAGACGGTAAGCTCTTGGGCCCCGTTGTAGACGCGGAACGACGCTTCGTACTTCAGGAAGGCCGCGGACGCGTAAGCGGAGATCCTTACTTGTCGCAGCGGTTCGGGGGCGTCTTTCGTCAAGAGGGCAAGGGGGGCCAAGGCTCGTACTAGCTCTTTGCGGTTCAAGGTGATTTGCATGATCACAGGATACGGCCGATCGGCGCCACGGTCAAGTCTTTTCGTTATTTAGGTGGGATACGGTAGGGTGTGCGGGCCGGCGGGCCGGCGGGCCAGTGTACTCGCTCTCTCGAGAAACACCGAGAAAAGCCGCGTTTCGGGTGGCCAGTGTAGGGGGCGTGTAGAGGGCGTGTACACTCGAAAACACTCGAAAACCCCGTGAAAACACGCCCTCTTCTTCTATAGTGTATAGATGTATACGGGGGGTAGAGGAAGGGGCGTATAACGGGGGGGCAATATCCGTTATAGCGGATATTGCAGCGGGAATATCCCGCGGGAATATCCGCGTGAGTGACGCCCTGGCCCCCGGACAAGTGTTAGAACTAGCCAGCAGGGGTACATGGTGTACACTGGCCATCAAAAGAGTAACGATTACGAGCACTTAGACCCGTGCATACCGGCGTGTATACCCCCGGACGTATACACTACGGTGCGGCGCGGGGCGGGACGGCCTTCTACGGTGCGGCGCGGGGCGGTTCGGTGCGACGCGGCGCGGAATACAGGCAAATTCTCGATGGGAACGCTATTCCCTGCCCGACTTGGCCACCCGCCGCATTGCGTAAGATTCTACGCACTGCCTTGAAGCACCCTACACAACTCGTCGGATATTACCGGATATTACCCGGATATTGCCCGAATATCCGTCGTAATATCCGCCTCCGAGACCGAATATCCGCCTCCGAGACCGAATATCCGACGTAATATCCGCCTCCGAGACCGAATATCCTGCCCGTAACGGGGAGGATATTGCCCGTAATGGGCCGGATATTACGTGCGCGGGCGTTCGGAATATCCGTTATAGTAGACAGCGGTCCCTTAGAGCGACGATAATATCCGCTATAGTGGATATTACCCGGATATTGGGCGTCGGTGTGCACACGCGGGGTAAGGTCGTATTGCGTCGGTGTGCGCACGCGGGTTATGGTGGGGTAAGGTCGTACGCATCATGCGCACGCGGGCGATGGGGTGTGTAAGGACGTACGCATCATGCCTAAGTAGCGGGCGATGGGGGGTGTGTAAGGACGTACGCGCAGTACGCACGCAGGCGCCCGGTACGCACGCACATGCGGTTCGGTGCGGCGCGGGGCGATGGGCGTAGGGGGTAGGCCCGAGCGCGAAGTAGGGTCCCATAATCGGCCGCCCGCACGCATGGGGAGTAACCCGGAGATCCAAAATTTTTTTATATATTACCGACGGCCCCCCGCCGCCGCCGCCGCACGCATGGGAAGATAGGAAAAATATTATATTGCCGACGGCCCCCGCCGCCGCCGCACGCATGGGAAGATAGGAAAAATACTATATTGCCGACGGCCCCAAAGGATATCCCGACAGATATTCGGTCGCCGCGCCCGCCGACGGCCCCAAAGGATATCCCGCATGTTCGGGCCGCAAATACGCAAACCCCCGACACCTAACGAAAGGTGTCGGGGGTTTAGGATGTTCAGTGAGGGTATCGTGAAACACTACATAAGCAAAGACAAGAACGTTTCGGGGTCACCCCCGCATTCGACAGAACGAGCGGCTAAAAAGAAAGCTTTGGCCGTAGTCACATTCCTTTCATTGGAGCAACCGTTCATGCGGCATTGCTTCCCGGCCTCCAGCCAGTCTTTAGCCTCCACAGCAGCAGAAAAGTGCGGATATCCGCCGTGGAAATTGTTCGGCCCTCGCGCCCACGCCATCGACATCAGACCCCATTGGGCATCGGCCGGATAGCTTGGCCAATCGGGGAACTGCGCCTTGACTAAGGACTCGTTGGCAGCCAATCGAACGGTGCAAAGTTCGTCGATGGCTTTCTCCGGGAGGGTGATGGTAGTGATCAGACGAAAAGCCTGGCCACCGCGCGCGCAAAGGTCTTTGCGGCTCTTCACAAGAGCCCACTGCGCTTTGATGGTCTTGACGGTGGCTGCGGTTCCGTCTGCGTTGTTCACGAAGCCCAGGCAAACGGCCGAGGCGACGGGATCGATGAGGTTACCGCGACCGATTGTGACCAGACCTTCCGTGTCCAAGTACATGTAGGGCAGATGGCCCTCAAGCTTGTCGGTGAGCGAATTGAAGTTGTCAAACAGTTGCTGACGCATGGGGTGCCTCGTATGCCTTCAGCATTCTCGCGAGCATACCGGGATCGATGCTCCGAATATCGGCTGCTGGAACGTCAGCGAACAGAGGGTGACCGATGCTCTTCAGGATAAGCGCCGCGGCTTCCGAACAGAACATGTGATGAGGGTTCGCGAAGGCGTTTGGCCAACGCTTTCCGAAGAGCATCCCGATGCGAACTACGAGCTCGCCGAGAATGCCCGAGTAGTCGTAAGGCGTGTCCCACCAAGCCGTGCAAAGGTCAAACGCGGCTTGCGCCGGCTTGCCGCCCGTTATGCAGTACTCTTCCACGACTTCGCCTTGATGCCCGAGGCGACAACGGAAACCGTCCCAAGCGGCCTCGAAGAAGACATCGCGATCGGCTAGAGCAAGCTCGAACCGTAGATACGCGTGGGACTCCGGGGCGAGGGTAATCCAACGGATGGCCCTCGACACGAAGTCATTGGCCGTAGAGAAGCCCACGTAGAGTTTCATTTGCCCTCAAGGGTTCGCAGATTCGCGGCGGTCTCCGACACGACGGACGGAGCGATGGGCGCGATGGGCGCGATGGGCGCGGTGGACGCGGTGGGCGCGGTGGACGAGGCCTTGATACTCGCGACGAGATTCTCGACGTCTTGCACAATCTCCGGCGCGAAGGTGAAGATTTCCTGTAGCAGAGCGATGACAACAGCGGGGTTCATATGCTGAGGGCTTTCAGGTTGGGTGTGGTGAGAACGAACGCGGCGTCCGAAGCGGCGTCCGAAGCGGCGTCCGTAACCGAGGCGTCCAGAGCGGGCGGCGGAGCGGGCGGCGGAGCGGGGGGCGTGACGGTCGTTCCGGCGTCCGCGGCGACGCAAGTGGGGTCCGTAAAGCGGTCGGCCAGGGTCATAGCGTCTTCGATAACGGCCAAGGTCGCTTCAGAAACATCCAGGTCTTGGCCAACAGATTCGACAAGGGCTACGGCCTGAAGCATGGCGCATCCGGCCTTGGGGTTGAAGCCCGTATCGACGGCTTGAGCGGCCGTCTGTAGAAGATTCTGCGCTACGATAAGCGTCTTCGCACAAGCGGTCTGGCTGGTAGCCACGCCGCTAGCCTTGGCGTGCGCAACGCAAGCGTCGGACGCCACATTCCAAACCGTCGTCGCCAAGACGATGGCGGCCACTTGATCCGCGTGCGACGGGGTCGACGACGCGGGTAGAGTCGAACAGCCGAGCACACCGCCGAGGATACATCCAAGGCCGAGGACAAACACATTTTTCATGGAGACACCGGGGGGTTATCCGCGACGATCGCGGGGGTTACGGGGGCGGGCGCGACGGGGGCGGGCGCGACGGGCGCGGCTGGGATGGCGGAAGGCGAAATGTGCGCCAAAACGCCGAGAAGGGCCGTAGCTACGGACGCCGTGATCTGAGCTGCTTGGCCAACATGCGGGTCACCCGCCAATTGCGTGGCCACGCCAGCGGCGCACATGAGGAACAACATGAAGTAGTGGATAGCTTTCATCGGACTCCTTACCCTGAAGCTAGCACCGCTCCCGCACGTGTCAAGGTCAGCGGCGCACTATTCCTGAAACGGACGTGCTTTTGATCAAGATGAAGAGACCTGTCACGATTTGGCCCGCTGTAACAGGGTAGGTCCTAGTCGTGGTGTCGCCGGCCAATTGCGCGACCAAGTTGCCCGTCGCGCCGCAATAGAAGTCGGTAGCGCAAGGATGCAGGCCGTTGGTCGGGTCGGTCAAGTCGAGATCGGCAACGCCCCCGGTGAAAGCCACGCTGACCGCAGGCTTCTCTACGTGGGAGTATTCCACTATTTGCGCGATGGTCGGGAATCCGCCTACGGGGAACGTCATGGCTTTTTAGTCCAAAAATTGTTGATGTAGTGGGACACAATCGCGCCACAAGCCGCGGTAATCATCGCGAAAACGAATCGCCCGATCCACTCCGCAGCCCCCGGCAAAGACATCGCAGCGGCGGAGGAGAGTAGGCCGATGATACTATGGCGCATGGTGGATTTTAGCACGGCTGGTTACCTTGTGCTGCAAGTGACTGTACCGCCACTCGTATACGCCCCGGGAGCGCCCACGTTCACATAGAAGGAATTGGCATCGGCCACAACTACGCGCAATTGCTGGCCATTCACACCGGTAGCACCGCCGACACCGTTGATATTCACGAGATCCCCCGTCCAAAGGCCGTGATTTGCGGACGTGACCAGAGGGTTGGTGGTATTGGTCACGCCCGTTATGACCGTCTGGGGCACATTCAACGCACTTGTGCGGCTCCGTAACACATAGGATGCCAAGTCGCGAGCACCCAGGGAGTACGGCGAACCGACGTAGAAGCCGAAGTTCGTAAAGGCCGCGGAAGCCATTGACGCAATTTGAGCCCAGTGCCGCCCGTCCAAGGAGAATTGCGCGTTGATATGGGTCCCGTCGTTCAGGAACCGCAGGCGAGCTAGGTTGTAGCCGCACACCAATTGGGAAGAGTCAATACCCGACGAGGAGCTTCTACCGCTAGCGCCTATGACGAAAGAGTCCATGGCGTAGCCGTTGCTATTGAAGTACAGGTAGTTCACATACACCGTGGACGTACCCGATACGGTGCCATTCGAGATGGCTACGCCTATCCCGGGGTAGCCGCCTGGAAGCGCTTGGGGGCTGATAGTACCGGCAAACTCCACTAGCCAAGGGGTGCTTGCAGGCAGCGACGCAGCCTTCAGCAGCACGGACTCTTGATTCGTCGTGAAAGCCGTGTCGCTAGGGGACGAGGTAAGAAATATGACATCCCCATCGGACCGGGTCGCTATGCCGGTACCGCATACAGTGTAGTCAGACAGAACGGGTGGTACGCCTATGAGCTCACCCTGGAACACTACTTGCCAAGCCGTACCGTTGTCCAAGTATACGAAGGGGAGATCAGTGCAGTAGTAGAGGGCGCCGGCTTGGCCGGGGGGTGGTCGGCTGCCGAAGGGTCCGGTACCGGTAGGGATAGAGCCCGGGAACACGATGGCCACGGATTCGACCGCAGCGATGTTCCCCCCGGAGACCGTCACTTGCGCTACGTGCGCGCTATCTCCGTAGGTACCATCCGGGAGACCGGAACTACCCGCGGGTCCCGTCGGACCCGTCGGACCCGGAGGCCCTGCCGGTCCCGTCGCGCCCGTCGCACCCGTCGCGCCCGGAGTACCCGAGCTGGAGAGACCGCTGAAGCCGGACGGAGACACGGTAGATTCGGCCGTTATTACCGCTCCCGGCAGAGCGTTCTCCGACTCCCCGAGGTTGGTCAGAATCATGTGAGAGGAGTTTGGCACCGATGAGACGGAGTAATTGCCCCCGGTAGCCACGAAAACAGCTTGGCCAACCGACACCCACATGGCATCGATCACGGGCACGCTCACGGTGCCCCCAACAGCGGGCTGAACGAATGACGCCGTTGTCGCCGTGAAAGCGTTGCTACCCGAGGGTCCTGGCGACCCAGTGGGGCCGGCCAGCCCTAGAACGGACGAGTACGAAGTCGCTGTAACCGGGGCAGGGGAGCTGACGTTGCTGGTTAGAGTGGTCATGTTCTATTTTAGTCATCGCGAGGTGCAAGTGACCGTACCGCCACTCGTATACGCCCCGGGAGCGCCCACGTTCACGTAGAAGGAATTGGCATCGGCCACAACTACGCGCAATTGCTGGCCATTCACTCCGGTAGCTCCCGTGACACCGTGAATGTTCACGAGATCGCCCGTGCGAAGGCCGTGACTTGCGGACGCGACAAGCGGGTTAGCGGACGATCCTACGGCCGTTATAGCCGTCTGGGGCACATTCAACGCACTTATGCGATTACGTAGCACGTAGGACGTCAAGTCGTGATAGTTGTTGCTTAGGGGATTGCCGACGAAAAAGCCAAAATAGGAGAAGGTCGCGGAGCCTACTATGGTTGCTCCCGTGTTCATCTGAGCCCAGTGCCGCCCGTCCAAAGAGAATTGACCATTTAGATAGGTCCCGTCGTTCAGTATACGCAAGCGAGCTAGGTTGTAGCCGCACTGCATTTGCAAGGGAGTAGTGCCGTAATTAGCACCTACTGCCCCGTTCAGTGTGAACGTACTGAAACCGAAGCTGCTACTTGTCCCATCCAAGAAATAGTGTGCGGCGTAGCATAAGGACGAACCGAGGGTGTTCCCGTTGCTGACGACCATACCGGCACCCACATTGTTGGTAAGCCCGGGCACTTGAGGGCTTACAGTACCCGCAAACTCCACTATCCAGGGGGTACTCGCCGGCAGGGACGCAGGTTGTAGGAACGCCGCGATGTTCGTAGCCGTGAAAGCGGCGTCGTTAGGGGAGATATCGGCTAAGATCACGTCTCCTTCGGTTCTCGCGCAAGCGTTCGTTCCGTAAGTCGTATAGCCGGATAGCGCCGGGGGTACGCCTATGTTCTCGTTGTGGAACAGCACTTGCCACGCGGAACCGCTATCTACGTATACGAAGGGCAGGTCGGTGCAATAGTACAAGGCCCCGGAGTTGCCCGGAGCCGGTCGACTGGCGAAAGGCCCGCTCGCTCTCGAGGTCACCGAAGGGGTGGATATGACGGCCGATGATACCGAGACCGGGTGCGTGCCCGCCACTACTATCACGTCCGAGTGTGTGCTATTTCCGAAGGTGCCGTTAGACAGCGTTCCCAGACCCGCAGGCCCCGCAGCGCCCGGGGGTCCTGTGGGTCCCGTGGGTCCCGTGGGTCCCGTGGGTCCCGTCGCACCCGTCGGCCCCGGTGCCGAAGATCCGGTACCCTCGCCCGTGGGAGACACGAAAACGCCTGCGCCTGTTAGGGTCCCCGGAAGCGTGCTTCGCACGCCCCCCAGATTCGTCAGTGTCACCGATGACCCGGACTTGGCTGCTACCAGGTAGGTGCCCACATTCATGAGCCAGAGAGTTTGGCCAACCGACACCCATGCGGCGTCGCTTAGACTCACGGTCACGTTACTGCCGACTGCCGGTTGCATGAGCGTGGCAGTAGTTCGGGAGAAGCCGGACGACCCCGTAGGCCCGGGCGCTCCCGGCAGTCCCTGCGTGACCATAGTTTTGGCCAACGCGATGCCGGAAGGCGTCAGATTCCCGGGGACCACACCGTATTTCATGGCGTGAAAGTGCCCGTAATCGTGTTATTCGGCAGGATTTCGGCTATGTAATCGCCACCCTGCCCCGGCAGGATGATGCCCGTTTTGACCATAGAAATGCCGCTAAGTCGAATGTCCGCCACCGCGGCGCACACTTCTCGCGTCTCGGCCTTGAATTGTCGATCCACCGCAGGCGACATCCACTGGAAGGCCAGCATCATCTCGTTCAAGGACTCCGTAGAGGCAGCCGATCGTATGCCTATGCGTATGGCTTCGATGAGCTCGATGGCCTCGGCGCCGCCGTCGTAGACCTCGGCGCGCACGGATACGATGACGTCCCGGTTCCCTATCTCGAGGACGTAGGAAGTGCCCACGGGGTACGCCGGATCGCTCCAAACGGGCCTATGCTCGTCTACATGTCTGGCCACTACCGACTTGTAGGTCAGTACTATCTGAGCGCGATCTATGTCGCCTATTTGCGGGGTCGGATCGTGCGAAAATACGACGTTTTGGATGCCCGTCAGGCTCTTTATCAGGGCTATAAAGCCCCGTGTGTCAAGAACCGCCATGGCTGATTTTAGGCTTTCCGAACAGGGCCAACACGTGCGGCGTCATCACGCGCACGAAGGTCTCTTCCCATGCAGAGAGGGCTTTCGGACTTACCCCATTGGGGAGAGCGGCCACTATCGCATGTCCCGCCCCCGAGCACGCTATCATAGCATGCAGGCATTCGTGTACTAAAGTGTCCGTCTTTCTAGTTTGCGAAGCGTCCTTATCGAGCCAAATAACGCAGGCACTAGGATCGCATAGGCCCCAGGCATTGGACAATTCAGGCTGGTCCTTAGTGTCGCCTTCGCAAACCTTCCACGTCTGCCCGCAAATCGTGATCGAGCCCAGTATCTTCACGGGGAACCTCCTGCGTCCGTCTCGAAGGTGATAGATTCTATGAGCTCGTGGGTCTCGACCAGTGCCAGGTCATGACCCTTCTTTTGCACGGTTCTCGGGGATAGCGGCGGAGGGATGTTGGTCTCGATATGGTCTTGCACGTTCTGTACCATCTCGGCGCCCAAGTTCTGGAATGCCTTGAGCCAAGTGAACCGGTTGTTTAGCGCGACGTCTTCGACGAACGCGACGATACGGCCCGCTATGTGATACTCGTTCTGGTCCACGTAGCTGCGAAGGAAGGAGCGCTCGGGTACGCCGAAGCCGAACTCATTGCGAGCGGCCACTTCATCATTGATTTGGCCGTCCGAGCGCACGGTGTCGGGGACGCCCACCTTGACACTCTTCTCGAAAGGCTTATCGCCCAAAGCTGCTACCAGAGCCTTGTAACCGTGGTCGGTGTCGCTAATCATCTCACGCCACCCGGAATCCGCTCGTAACCCCTCGCTGCAAGAGCAGAAATTCTTCTCCGTACGTGGTTCGGTGATAGCCGAAACGATTGGGGAACACGGCCTTAGAGTTCTGGCCCCAAGGGCTTGATGCCAGCTTGTGCGCAGCCAAGTACATCTGGCCTTGGTCCTTCTTGGCCATAGGCTGATTCAACGCGCCGTAAGCGCCCCACACGAACGTAGACAGCTCAAGGTCCGCGGCTCCTAGCATCATGGCCAGGAGAGGGTCGCTCACGGAATTGAACTCCGGGAATTGCGCGCGCATCATGCTTAGCGTAGCCATGTCGTTAGTTGGTCTCCGTAGCGAACAGCACGGCCTCGCACTTCGCTGTCTCGAAAGGGCCGCAGATGGGGCACACGCTAGCGAGCATGTGGTGAACGCGCAGGTCAACTCCGCAGACGGAACATTTGGCCGTAAGCCGACCGGTGCGCATCCCGACGTAGAGAATCTTGTAGAGCTTATCTTCGGCCATCATAGGGTACCTCTAACACACGGTCCGTACAAGTCAAGGCAGAGCGTGCGCATAAGCAGCCTGGCCTTCGTCGAAAGATCCGCACTTAGCGCACTCTCGGACACCCTCCTTGGTAAGGGCTAGCATTCCCCCACACCGGGAACAGCGCAGGTAGAAGATTCCGCGCGTGTCGCTTTCCACTATAACAGCGTACGACTTCGCTATGTTAGCCATTTAGCACCAAGGCCCTGGGGGCGGCGCTAGCGGGGGCGCCCCTGTAATAGTAGCATATCGCCCTACTGCTAGGTCGTTAGCAGTCTCTTGTACCAGGATAGGCGGCATCGACCCATCGGTCCTAGGAGTAGAGGAGATATAAAAAAACGCCGCCGTCGTGAGACACGTGACGGCAGCGTTAGAGGCGCCAAGATTGGCCATGATGTCAGCTTATCAGATTGATGAGCGCGTGTCCAAGCCGTCTTGCCGTATCGTAGGTGAGTGTGCTCCCGAAGTTCGACCACGAAACGCCTGCGTTGGCTGATGTAAGAATGGTCACGCCTGTCGGGTTCACGATGACAGAAACAGCGTTGTTGATTGCCGTGTGCTGGCCACCTTGGGTATGGCCCTTCACGACCGTTGACGCAGGTGTGACCTTGACGGCCGAGGCCGAGACGCCTAGCGAATTGTTGGCCATAGGTGCTCCTTACTGCGCCGTGAATGTGAGATTACCCGTGATAAATTCCGCGGTGTCCGTAGCGGCCAGCGTGGTGCTCGTCGTCGGTCCGTAGAACCACATATTCCCTGCGGTGGCCGCGTCGTAAAGGCCCCAACCCACAATGGCGATGCCCGATCCGTTGCCCATGGCTGCCATGATTGTGTTCACGCCGTTTGCGACGGTGGACACCCCGGCCGCTGACGTAGCTGCGGGGAAGTTCGTCGTATTGGGCGTGATGGACAGTCGGGCGTAGGTCGGGGCGGCGGCGGTCGTGACCTCGGTCCCCGCAGCGCCGTTGGTCGGCGCCGTGGTGAACAAGGCCAAGTAGAAGTGCGCGGGCACGGCGGGAAAGGTTGACCCGCCGAGCACGTTCAGAAGAGCCGTCTGAAGATAGGTCCCAGCGCCGGATGTGATGGTCATGGTCAGCCCGCCATCCCGTCAAGAGCCTCGAAGGCGAACGGGTAGGAGACCCGGATGCCGCCGATACGCATGTGACAAGGGACCTTGAAGGAGTAGTTGATGATCTGCGGGGGGAGTTGCTCGAACTCCATCGGGATAACGAGCTGGGCCGTCTCTTCCGAACGCTCGAAGAAGATGATGCGCGGTCCGGGCGTCGAGCCGTCTTGTTTCTTGCCCGCGGTCTCGAGGTACGGCGAGAAGAACACGTTTTGCAGGTTCGGCGAGAGCTTCAAGAGATACTTGAGCAGCGTGTCATCGGTGAAGGTCGTCGACCGCGCCTGTTGATTGAGCTGCGCTTCGAGGGACAGCGGAAGCACAACAGTATTGGCCGTGTGAATGCCCTTGGAGCGGGTCCGGATGAGTGCCTGGGGCGCGAGGAAGTCCGACGTGATTGTAGAGACCGAAGTGCCCGGCAGGGTCCAATTGTTCGTGGTCGTGGTGACGTCGAGTTGCGGGAAGTTCGTAAGACCGAACTGATAGGTGGCGTCCGAAGTGGAGACAGCCGACGGCGTGAACTGCAAGGACGACTGGACGCCCGTGCCGGGGATGGCCTGAAGGCCGAAGAAGCCGATCTGTTCGACCGAGTTCTCGATAGCTCGGCGGGCGGCCAGCGCTTTGCGGGTCTCGAGAGGAATACCCGCGAAGCGTGCCTTGCGCAAGTCCTGAATCGAGTAGGAATACGAAGTGCCGAGGGAGATAAGCCGCGAAGCGTACTCCTTCATCACGACGTCAGACTCGGGCGCGTCCGCGGCGTAGTCATTGATGACTTGCGCCCGTGTGTTCATGTCGTACTGTTTCCAGGTGTACATTTCTGCACCCGGATCAACGCCCGTGAAGATCGGGAGAATCTCGCGGATCTTCAAGTTCGGGTACAGAACGTCGTAGGATCGGGCCATGACTTCCGTCAAAGAACGGATAGAGAACGCCGTCCCCGAAGAGTCGTCGCGCTCGTCACCCATACGGATACCGCCGAGTTTGGCAATATCGTGCGGGGTGACGACGTCGGTCATGTCGTAACGTGCGCCCATATTGCCGGGCGGGGCAAAACTAACCGTGGACATTATGTGACTCCGGGGAGGTTGACATCAACGAGAATCAGGTTGCCCGAGCCAGGAAGGACCTGGCGGTTCTTCAGGTGACCGATACCGGTGCAAACTTCGGTGCCCGCGCCAGCGGACGCGCCGGCGTCCGTGAACTTGCCTCGGTTCGTGGTCACGGTCGAAGACGAGTAAACGTTGGGGCTGCTGAAAGCGGACTGCGTAGTGCCCGACCACTCGGCGTAGATTCGTCCGCGCAAGAGCACGGGGACCATCTCACCGACCTGGTAGGGAAGACCGCCTTGACCGTAAGGCGTAATTCCGTAAGAGCCTTGGCCTTCGCGAGCGCTATTGAGGACCGACACGCCGAGGGTCGTAGTCGGAAGCGTTGACGAGGACGGCGTCTGCACTTGCTGGACGGACAGCCCGTCAGAGGCAATCATCACGGCGCGCCCGGGATTGATAACCTCGGCCGCGGGGAAGGACGCGATTTCGTTATAGGTGAGGTCCGCGAGCTGGCCCGGTTGGGCCGCATCCGGAACAAGATTCACGGCCGTTTGGCCGATGGCCAATGCCGAGTTCAAGACGGTCATTTATCTGCTCCTAGTACGCCGTGGCTCTTTTTCCACGCCGAGTGTGTTTTTTCGAGGGCGTCCGCACGAATCTGCGAAATTGATTTCACCTTCGGGGCTGCGTCTTCGCGCGCCGGGGGCGGGGCATGCACCGCGACAGCGGCGACCATCGAAGGGTGCGGCTGCGCCTTGTATACGGCCAGAAGGGTGTCTAGGGTCTCCTCCGACAGGGAGTCGGCTCGCTCGGCCAGTTCCGGCGTGCGCTTGACGACGATGGCGCGCTTGATGGCGACGTTCGTTCCCTCGGGTTTGACATCCGAGTCCTTGGCCAGCGCCAGGACAGCGATTCGGTCCGCCACAAGGGCGTCGAGGCGCTCTTGGGGAATGACCGCAGCTCGCTGAACGGCTTCCGTCGAGTCCTGGCGAACCTTCGTAAGCTCGCTCTGAAGGACGGTGATTTGCGCTCGCAACGACTCTACATCCGCCTTGCGGAGAGTCGCCAGTTCTGCTTCAAGAGCGTCGACGCGCTCCTGCAAAGGGTTGATATCGGGCATGTACGATTTTAGCTCGAACACTTCATCGCCAGTTGCATCTAATCGCAAAGAGCAAGAATCTCCGCCTCGAGGCGCTTTGTCTTTGGGGAGCAGGGCGACGTGATTGCCTCGTATCTTTCTTTGCACACCATCGTAGCGTTCGCCTTTAGCCGTGACCCCCGGTGTGGGGTCATAGTCCACAAGGTAACCGCACGATATATGTCGCAGGTCTCCGCCCTTTATTCGCCCGATTGCGTCGGCGTCTCTAATAAGGAGGTCGGCCAGCACGTGACTCCCGTCTTTTCGGGGCGTGCCGACGACATGCCCGATAGCATCTTTTCGCCATGTACTGGCGGAGACCCGGCGACCGGGATGCCCCACGGTGACCGTGGCGTGCGCAAAGGAGTTCAGGGAATCGCCGCTCATCACCTCTTCTTCGGGTCGGTACTCTACCCGAGGGGTGCCGTCCGGGTTGCGGTAAGGGAAAAGACCCGTGTGCGTCAGCGCCCCCGTGACTAGGATAGAACCGTCGTCCAACACCTTTATAGAGGAGGCATCTAGGCGCAAGTCGTCGTAGCGGATATTTGAGGCCACGAACAATTTTAGTCTCGGCTAAAATGATTGCATGGGCATCGCTGACCTTTTGACAGTCAATATCACGGTCGCTGGGGCCTCCCCTCAAGGGTCGGGTTTCGGCGAGCCCCTTATCGCGTCCTATCACACCCACTACACGGACCTCGTCCGGGAATACACGTCTTTGACCGGAATGGTCTCGGACGGATTCTCCACGCACGATCCGGCGTACGTCGCGGCTTCATCGGTGTTTGCGCAGAACCCGGCCCCGTCGGCGGTGAAGATCGGTCGCCGAGCTTTCGCGCTGACGCAGACGCTCCAAGTGGTGGCCGCGTCGGCATCAGCGAGCGACGTCTATCAGATGTTCGTCGCGCTTCCCGGGGGTCCGAAGGTGGCCGTCGGAGGCAATGTCACCTTGCCATCCGGTAAGGTGGTAGTCGGTGTGCAATCGACGGGAACCCCGGCAACGGACGGGCCTACCTTGGCCACCGCGCTGAACACGGCTATCGCCACCCTGGAAACGACGGCGCGATCGCACGCGACCGCGTCCGGGGCAACGATTACGCTGGCTGCGACCACGGCAGGTCTTCTCTTAGACTTTTACCCGGATCGCGCACACACTACTTTCTCCGACGTGACTACGGATGCCGCAGGGCATCTCACCACGGACTTGAACGCCATTCTCGCGGCGGACTCCGGTTGGTACGGCCTGCTATTGGATTCGCAGTCGGTCACGGAAATATCGGAGGCAGCGGCCTGGACGCAGTCGGCGGGCAAGCTCTTCGTCTGGAACAATTCGGACGACCAGAACAAGGTCCTCCCGGCGTCGGATAGCGCATCGGCCTTCGCCCTCACCATGGCCAACTCGGATGCACGCTCCCCCGGTCTTCATGCGGAGACGCAGCTCTTGTGCTACTCCGCAGCCGCGTGGATGGGCGTTCTTTTCACTACCGTAGCCGGGTCGGAGAACTGGGCTTTCAAGACTCTTCTTGGGGTCCCTGTCGATACCATCGCCGACGGGTACATCCACAACATCGAGAACAAGAACGGCTCCGTCTACACGCGCGTCCTGGGCGTCGCGCTTACGCAGTTCGGCAAGACACCGGACGGGGAGTGGATCGACATCATCCGAGGTCGCGATTCTTTGGTCAACGCCCTGCAAGTGCAGATTGTCGCTCTTCAGGCCAACACGCTCAAGGTGCCCTACACGGATGCCGGTATCTCCCAGTTCTACTCGATCATCGATTCGACGCTGAAGCAGTTCGTGTCTATCGGCTTCTTGGCCGCAAACCCTGCCTACACCATCACCGTGCCGAAGGTTGCACAGATACCGAGCACCAACCGAGCGGGTCGGACGATCCCGGCAGGTTACATCACCTTCCAGGCGCAGCTCGCGGGCGCTATCAACAATCTTTCGATCTCCGGCACGCTCACGGCGTAAGGGAATACACACCATGGCCATCGGCGGATTCAAGCAGTACGACGCTTCGCAAGTCGATATCGTTATCTCGGGTATCCTTATCAACTCCGGCTTCGCATCCGGGGAGTTCCTTACGATCAAGCAATCCGCGCCGGATTACAAGAAGTACGTGGGCTCGGACGGCGAAGTCGCCCGATCGCGTACTAACGACAGGTCCGGAGAGCTTGAGATCAAGTTGGCGCAGACGTCGTCCGGAAACAGTTTTCTCACCGCGTTATCGAACTTGGACATCCTATCCAAGAACGGCGCCGGCGTCGGGGCCATGCTCATTCGAGACAAGGTTTCCGGCACGTGCATCTACACGGCCGGCAAGGTGTGGATAGCCAAGCCACCGGATGTTACCTACGACGCGGACGTGACGACCCGGACGTGGCTGCTGGAATTTGCGGACCTCACGCGCGTAGACGCCGGCTCGTGATAGCCGTCCTGCTATCCGGCTTTCTCTCTTACAAGGACCTCGTACCCATACCCGTGTATGCGTACGGGGCCTTGTGCGTAGAGATAGCGATCACGGCGCAGCCCCCGGGGTCCATAAGCGTGCTCGTGTCCGTGCTGTTCTAGCCTTATATCAGAGAGGGCACCCATGCGACAAGCTTTAGACTACACGATCCAGGGCGAGAGTTTCACGATTGAGCAGCTAGGCGCACGCGAGGGCAGCAAAGTTCTGGCGCGCCTCACGAAGGCTGTTGCGCCGGTGGCTGCCATGGCTTCGGCTGATACGACGACAGAGGAGCTGCTGGCCAAACTGCTAGAGTCGGTGAAAGAAGAAGACCTGGACTACCTGATCACGGTGTTCTCTAAGACCACGCGGGTGAATCTGTCTTCCGGCAAGAGTCTTCCGCTCGGAGACCAGTTCGATGAGTACTTCGCGGGCAAGTACGGGCTCTTGATGCAGTGGCTATACAAATGCCTCGACGCAAACTTCGCTAGTTTTTTAGCCGAGCTAGGGGTAAACCTGGCCGAGCTATCCGCCGAAGCGGGGAAGGCCATGCAAAAAGTGACGACGTCGACTGCCCCGATTGGCTGATCTGGCGGCCCGTCTTCAAGCACTTGGCCTCTCTCCAAGAGGTCGAAATCCATTGGTCCTTGGACGACCTTCTAGAGGCCCACGAGCTTTTGAACATAGTCGAGGACGAGGAACAACGAGCCCTAAAATCTCAAGAGTACCATGGCGCTCCGTGACATAGCTGTAAAATTTGGCGTCCAAGTGCAGGGCGTAGAAAAGATTACGGATGTCACCCGTAAGACGAATGCGGCTATAGGCGCGCTGACTAGCCTCGGGGACCAGTTGGGGCGGCTGACACGTTTCACGTCTTTGCGTTACTTGGCGCGCACTATGCGGGACTTCGTGTCGAATCAGATCGAGGCTGCCACGGCCCTCAAGTATCAGGCGGAGAAGCTGGGAATCTCTACCGACGAGCTGAAAAAGTATCGGTACGTGGCCGAGCGTATGAAAGTGCCGGTCAACGAGATGGCCGTGGCTATGCGTTTCTTCAACCGGGCTGCCGGAGAAGTGGCGCTGGGTACGAAAGGCACGACCAAGATATTCCAGCAAATGGGTCTGTCCGTAAAGGATGCCCACGGCAATATCAAGCCCACGGACCAACTACTTTTCGAGTTTTCGGATAAGCTTGCCGCTATACCGTCGCAAGCCGTGCGTACCGCTTTCGCCATGCGCGCCCTAGGTAGGGGCGGCTCGGCTTTATTGCCGGTCCTTCAGCACGGGTCGGAAGCTCTGAAGAAGCAGTTCGCCCTATACGAGGCGTTCACGGGCGGCCCGTCCACGAAGGTCATACAGCTCTCCGACGAGATCAAGGGCAAGTTGATGCTCCAACAGTTGGGTTGGAAAGCCATCTACTCGACCCTTGCGGCCGAGGTCCTTCCTATCGTCAACAAGTGGCTGGACAAGTCCAACGAGAACATAAAGCGTATGGTCGACTTGGCCCAGAACACGTACGGTGTGGCCACGGCCCTTCGCTTTCTGGCCGTGGCGCTCCCCGTCGCGGCCATGGTGCTCTACACTACCAAGGCTCTGTTGGCGGGGGAAGCCACCGAGAAAATCTTGGGCACCATGGCCATGTCCGGCGTAGTGGTAACGCTGGCCGCGGTCATAGGGACCTTGTACCTCGCCTTCGATCAGCTCTACTCTACGCTGAGCGGAGCGGATACGTCTCTCGGGCAATTGCTCGATGATACCAAAGGCTTCGGGGCAGCCAAGCAATGGGTCGATGACTTCAAGGGTGCTTTGGATGGCCTCGTCAAGGCTATTCTAGGCCCCGATGCACAGCTAGGTACGCTGTTAGAAGACGCTGAGTTCACCTTCGCCGATGCTTTACCTACCATAGTGCGAGTCTCCGTACAGGCTTTGACCGGCTTAGCTGCTACGATTGACACCATCATCACGGGCCTTCGGATGATGCTGGATCTTCTAAAGGCCGCGGACGCGCTGAGTACGAAGAATGCCGTGGCTTGGGCCCTTAGTAAAGTCCTGCCGAAGGGCGCCATGCGCGACGAAGCCGCGGGCATTGCGGGCAAGGCTGAGGGGGATATAAAAGGCGGTTTTCAGGATATCGGGGCTACGGGGGCGGGTTGGTCGAAGCGCATTGAGGAATACCAAAAAGTTTTCCACGTGGCCGGAGAGATACCTGATGCACCCAAAGGGTATACTCGGCGGCTTCAAGCGCGCAGGGACGCCGAGCGAGTAGAAGAAGCCCGTAAGACGGGGGTCCCGTTGGACATGGATGTAACGCACCCAAAGCACAAGCCTTACTCTAGCAGCGCTGTAGTGCCTGCGGAGGTGCCGGCACCGAGTAAGGTGTCCAACACGGTGCATAGTAACACTACCAATAACATACACGTGCATACGGCAAGCACGAACGCCACACCTAGGGAGATAGCCGATGCCGTGCAGAAAGCCGTCGCGAAGGCTCTAGCCGATCGCGATAGAGCCGTGTTTGCGACTACGACGACCGCTCAACCCGATCCCTTGGCACAATACCCATGAGTTTGTTAGACGCTATCGGTCTGGGCGCAGGGACTCAAGGAGTCCCGACGGCCGACCAAATGAACGTTGTGTCATCGGCCCCGGGGCATGATGACTCGGTCCTTCCCGCTTATATCCAATGGGGCGATCCCTCGGCGCAGAACTTTCTCATATTCGACGCGGTCATGTCCGAGACGCATACGCGCGTGGCCACCGTCACGACGCATACGGTAGAGACGGGCGTGGCCGTGACGGACCATGTGCGCCCCGAGCCGGATGAGCTCGCACTCGAGGTCATCGTCTCTAACACGCCGCTCCCCAAGTCGAACGATCCGGACATGGTCGTAGGGCCGGTGACACTTACCATCCCACAACCGAACACGTTCTATTCGATATCGGGAGCTATCGACGCGCTGGCCACGGTGATTGGGTTGAAGCCGGCCTTCCCCACGACGCTGAATGCAATCGTGGCTTCTTACCCTTCCGATCACGACTACATAAAGCTGGCGCACTTCACTTTGACGAATCTCCGTAACAACGCGCTTCTTCTGACCGTGCGCTGCCCGCGGGCCGAGTACGACAACATGGTGCTCAAGAGCGTGGTCATGACCCGCGACCCTGAGTTAGGCACGGGCGCTGCCCGATTTCGACTCGAGATGGTGCAAATTCGCACGGTAGCGTCATCAGTCGGCGCGGCTCCCCAACCCACCGTAGCAGCCGCAGCACCAACCCAGAGCAACGGAAGCCAAGAAGCTAAAGACGACGACAATACGCCGCATACGTATACGTCCGTGATAGACAGATTTCTAGGTGTACGATAATGGCGCTCAATATCCCGACCGATTCCGCCGCTCTTTTCTGGACGCAGACTACGGCCCTCGACGGCGTCAGTTACGTGCTCACATTCCGGTACAACTCCCGGGAGCAGTGCTACTACCTGAGCATAGATTCTCAGGACGGCTCTACGAACTACGTCAACGGGCTGAAGCTAGTGTCTAATTACTTGTTATTGCAAGAGGTTTCCACGCCTCCCGGAGAGCTGGTAGTCTTGGCCATAGGCGATGACTCCCCAGCCCGTGTCGGAGACTTCGGCGGCGGTAGGTGCGCTTTATACTACATAGCGCAAGCGGACGTCATAGCCTCGGGTGCCGAGCCTTGGCGTAACCCCTATGCTTGATCCTACGACCAAGCTCTTCGCCCGGCAGGTCAATCTCACCATCGGCATGCCCTCGGGGCCGCTATCGCTTCCCTTCAACGATGCTAATTCCACGGGGCTGGCGGTCGACGGTCTGGACATAGAGTTCGACGTAGAAAAGTCTTTGAAGTCGTCGGAGCCTAACAAGGCTCGGATAAAGGTGTGGAATCTCACACGGGACCACATCAAGGCGATTGGCCAAGCTCAAGCGCTCACGGTGCGTCTAGAGGCCGGCTACGAGGGCAATACGGCGCAGGTTTACTACGGCGGGATTCGCTCCGCGCATTCTACCCGAGAGGGCGACACGGACTTTGTCACCATACTGGAATCGGAAAACACGGTAGCAAAGCCCGGGATAGTGTCCGCCACGAAAAAAGTGACGACGTCGTCCTTCGTCAGCGTCCCGCAAGGCCCTCGGGTGTCTCTGTCGTCCGCGATTAGCACGTTGGCCCCTATCCTGGGTGTGACGACAGGGGACTTGACGGCTGCTTTGGCCGGGAAAGAAGCCATCCTGATAAGCGGGTCGTCCTTGCACGGGAACGCGGCGCAGCGCATGACCGATATCTGTCGATCGGCAGGGCTGGAATGGTCGATACAGGACGAGGTCTTGCAACTCGTAGATATCGGCAAGGCGCTCACTACGACTACGGCGTTCAACATTTCCCCGGACACGGGCTTGGTAGGCTCCCCGACGTCCGACTCCCAAGGCGTCGTAGAGGCCACGGTCCTGCTGACCCCTGGCCTAGCGCCCGGCGTCCTAGTGAACTTCGTCGGCGCCGGGGACCCTAGCGGCTTGACACCGTGCATATTCGTCAATGGCGGCGGTTACCGTATCGACAAGATCCGAGCCCACGGTAGCACCTTCAGCAGGGACTATTACCACTCCTTTACGGCGGTGAAATACTGACATGCCCATACCTCGCACGTTACCGGAGATTCTGGGGGCGCACGCTGACGTTCTGAAGAGCGATATCCGAAAGTGCATCCCGGCCACGGTTACCGCCGTGAACGCGGCGAAGATGACGGTGGATGTTCAAGTAGCCGTCAATGACGTGCTATTCGATCCGTTGGGTAACGCCTACTCCGTAGCAGCCCCGACGATTGCGGATGTACCGCTCGGCGTGGCCCGAGGGGGTAAGTTTTTCGTGTGGGTGCCGGTGTCGGTAGGGGATTCCGTTCTGCTCATATTCTCCGACCTATCGGCGGACTCGTGGCGTCTGGCATCCAGCGCGCCCACCCAAGGCGTGGACCCCGTGTTCCTGGGGCGGCACACCCTTGACTCGGCGTTCGCGATCCCTATGTTCGCGCCCGACTCCCAGGCGTTAGCAGACCCCGCGCTCGACCCGACGAAAATTATCATAGGCCGGGACGGCGGGCCGGAGATCAAAGTCTCTCCGGCCGGGATAGAGCTTGGAGCGGCGGGCGCGACCCCGCCCTCCGATTACGTGGCCTTGGCATCTAAAGTTGAAACGGAATTGAACGCCATAAAGGCGAACATTACCGACATTCTAACGGCATTGGCTGCGGCTGTTTCTCTGCCTACGGGCGGCAAATTGACTTTTGCACCCTCTTTGCCTTCGCCCTATTCCCCCGGTCCCGTAGCTTCTTCCACCGTAAAATGCGCGTAGGCTAAAATTCACCGTGTCCTGCTTTCTGATGACATCCTCTGGCGATCTGGATTTCTCGACGGGCAATCTTTCGATAGTCCGCGGCGTGGCCCAGGTTACGGCTCAGAAACTTACAGCACTATACTCTATCGCACAAGGGGAGTGGTTCATCGACGGACGCCTAGGGGTTCCATACGTGACGCAAGTTTTGATCAAGAACCCGAGCCTTAGCAGCATCAGCACAATGCTCATAAACATCGCTCAGAAGTGCCCGGGCGTGGCAGCCGTGAGCAGCATCGAGATGAACTACACGCCGAACGCGCGCACGCTCGGGGCCACGCTCACGATAATCACGAATGATGGCGCCGTTCTCTCTGGGGGCCTTGGCCAACCTTTTATTGTCACGAGGCAAGCGACATGAGCATCAACAATCTAACGGCTTCGGGCTTTGTAGCCTCTACGGTGACGGAAGAGGTTACCTACCTCAACGGCCAGGTACAGACCCTCATCGATCCGAACCTGGATGTCGACCCGGATCAACCCCTAGGGCAAATCATTGGCATCTTCGCCGCGGAGTTTGCAGCCGCGACCGAACTCTTGGCCACGGTTTACAATTCGATGAACCCTGCCGCGGCCGAGGGCACCTTGCTGGCGAACCTGGCTTCCCTCACGGGGACCTATCCGCAGGTCGCTACGTATTCCACGGTCCCTTGCAACCTCACGCTAAGCGCGGGCACCACGGTAGGGGCCGGTTCTACTATCTCGGTCCCCGGACAACCCACGTCTAATGTTTGGAGATTGCTCACCTCCGTAACGGCGCCTAGCGGCGGGGGTGTCGTCCCCGGGTCCTTCCAAGCCACGGTGACGGGGCCTCAGAACGTGACCTCGGGCACGAGCATGGTCATTTCGCCTACGATTACGGGTTGGTCCGCTTGCGTAACTACGGCGAATGCCACGCAAGGTCAAAACGCGGATACAGACACCACGCTTCGGACTCGGCGAATCGAAGAGCTCGGGGGCGAACAGTTCGGCACTACCGCCGCAATCCAAGCCGCCGTTCTGGCCGCGGTGACGCCTTACGCCGGGGGATCGCCATCAGGCGCTTGGTGCTACGAGAACACATCGTACGCCTCGGACGCGAGCGGCGTGCCCCCGCATAGCATCCATGTGGTCTACTGGGCCGGGGCGTCAAACATAACGCCGTCGACAACCCTGGCAAACATCATAGCCCAAGCGATATGGTCGCACAAGGGTGCAGGCGTCGGCACCTACGGAGCTTTGTCGGGCGTGGCCACGGATGCCTTAGGCAATAACTATACCATATACTTCGACGTGGGGACGGCGGTGCCTGTCTACGTGTCGCTGAACACAACGCCCAACCCCGTCACCACGGCGCAGCGCGCGGCTATTGTGACCGAGCTGACGACCTTCACGGAGCAGACGTGGACCTTCGGGACGACCGTGAAGGTTATTCCTCTGCTGGCCAGCGTGCTAAATGGCGTCGCGGGTCTTGTCGACATTCCCACCTACGGCATCGGTCTCGCGCCTGCACCGGTGACTACGGGTAACATCGTCATGGGCCCCACGCAGATAGCAATCCTCAGTGGTATCCTAGTGAACGGAACATGATCCCCGCTCAGAACTTTGACATCGCCACGGGCGGCACGGCGCTGCTGACGTCGGTCTACGCGAACAAGCCCGGGATATCGGCGCTTGTGACGGCCTTCTCGAATCGCTTTCAGGTCTTGGAATCGCAAATGGGGTCCATCCTGAACGGCATCAACCTGGCCAATCATCCCATGCCCGGGGGTCCTTGGGACGTGCTCGACAAGTACGGTCTAATCGTAGGGGAATCCCGGCAAGGTCGGAGCGACGCGGCTTATCTGCCCGCCCTGCGACTCCGCGTTTTGGTGAACAATTCCCACGGTTTGGTGTCGGACATAATCGCCGTTGCTAGCGCTATCTTGACCCCCGGCGGGTACACCTTCGTATACTCCGAGGCTCCGGACCAGACCTTCTTGATCACGGCCCTCGGAATACCGGACGAGGACATCGCGGCGCTTTTCCAGTACCTCCCTTTGGCTCGGGACGGCGGCGCCGACGCCCACATAATAGTTTCCAGCCCCGGAGACGACGTGCTGATCTGGGGTAACACTTGGGACGCTGCGACGACGCTCGCATCCGAAGAGGTAAAATGACGGCCTACATACGCGCATTGTGGTTACGCCTAAGCGCGGCCCCCTTCAAATGGGGTTGCCTATGGGGAAACAACATCTTTTTTGAAGGAGACGAGTAATGCTTTCCGTGACTTTCCCGTGGTCTTCTGCGGTCAACTATCCTTCCGGCCCGGATGTCGGTACGGCAACGAAAGTGGTCCCCACCGCTAATCAGTTCATCCGAGGCACGCCGGCTACGGCGCAGACCTTCGACTATCTTCTGAACGAGCGCGACACCTTTGCGCAGAACAGCAGCCCCTTGACTTGGCAAAGTCCGCTCCCTACCACGGGTTACTACAGCGGGGCCTGGTACGACTCCCTGCAAGGTGTTTGGCTCCTAGGCACTAACCCGACCGGCGGCGGAGCCACGGCCTTCCAGGCTCTTTGGAACCCCGGCACGGCATCCAATAACAGCGCGCCCATTACGGGTTCGCCCTACGGCACGACGCAGCCTATGACTCTGAGTTACAATTCGGAGCACCCGGGGGCATACGCCGTCATCAGCACGGGCTCGCCCGGCTCGGCGGGCACGGCAGAGGTCTTCTACTTCGGGCCTGCGGGTACCGGTCTGACCCACGCTTACACTGTCACCCTTGTAACGTCTGTCACGTGCGCGGAGCTGGTATATGTGCCGAGTTGGCCAATGCTGTACGCTATGGGCAGTTCCAGCGGTTGGTCTGTTCTGTCCGGTCTGGCATCGCCCTCTATCGTAGCTTCTAGCTCCGTGGCCAGCACACAAGTCATGGCGCGGAGTAGCGGCACCACGGCCATATTCGCTAGCAGCGTTGATCCGTCGTACGTCACGACCACGGACGGGCACACCTTCGTAACCCGAGCCTTCCCGTCCGCTATGAACATAGGGCCGGGTACAGCGCAATACCAGCTAGCAGGAATAACCTGGCACTCGTCCATACTTGGCTCCGTGTGGGTGGCTAATGTCGCCAAGGTGAATACCAGTGCGATAAGCACCTGGATTTCTCTGGACGCTATCACGTGGACGCAACAGAGTGCCCTCGTCGTGGTGTCCACGCATATCGGTGCGGTCATAGACCTGGCTTCGGCCGGGCATCACCTAGCGGCGGTGTGCGCTTTCGTGCCCTCCTACCCGCAGACCTGGAACACGACGCTATCCCGTATCCTTACGTCTGAGGACTTGGGCGTCACTTGGCACATGTCCCCGGGTGCTGTACTCGGCGACTTGAACCCCAGGATCTACTCGGGCAACGGGCAATTCTATGTCACCGGGGGCGGCAGTGCCGTGTTCTCCGATAAAGTGATCGAAGTCTAAATCGCGCCGCTGCGTATGCGGCCCCAGGGTTGCCGCAAAGACCACTGGCCAAGCCCAATAGCGTCGAGCATGTTGTGTTCGACGCTCTTGGTCATCTTCGGCAGCTGGTCTCGCGTGTCGGCCGATAGCGTGGCCTTGATGCGCGCGGCCATGATATCGCCGTCGATAGTGCCCTTCCACTCCCGCGGCTCCACTAGGCGAACGGTGTGGTCGGAGTATCGCTCCTGATACCGCCCCACGCACCTGGCTAGGTGTAATATGCTTGTGACCGTACCCTGCGAATAGATCCGGGCCGGACTCTCGATAACTACCAGGTAAATCCCCGGGACGCTTACGGGTTCGTCCGGCGTTACGACCCCGGCCTTGACCAAGACGCCGTGGGTGAAAATAGCGTACCCTGTATGCAGACCGGGGTCTAGAGCGAGTATGTTTCCCATACGCGCATTATGGGACCCCGTGGATGTTACGTCAAGGTCTTAGTCGCTAGGCGCTTCCACGTCTCGCGCTCCGCGGCCGTGAGCCGGGAGAAGTCCGCTAAACCCGTAGAGTCCTTCGGAGACCCGTCGACGCCTGCGCTAGGCTGCGGGGGAGGGGAATACTTGAGGACTAAATCTAGCAGGGCTATAATCTGCTTAGGGTCTAAAGGTCCTACAGCGTTCTCGTAGTCGGGATGCCGGCTAAGGCGAAGCCATTTCTCCACCTGCCCCGCGGCAAGCTCCAAGGCAGACGTCTGGAACTTGTTCAAAGCCACCGCTCGGCGGGCGCGCTCAAGAGCGGCTTGCCCTCGCGCTTCCTCCGTCTCCGCAAGAGCCGCAACTTCCGGCCGTTCCCTAGGCGGCACCCATTTCGCAATATGCTCTTTGGCCATGCTCTATTTTAGCTAAAATGTCCCATGACTACCGGGATTGATAGCGTGGACGAGAGCATGAAACTACGGCAAGACGCCGCGAACGCAGAGGTATCGGCGGCCGAGAAGGCCCTGGCCGCTAAAGCACAATATCATAAAGCTATTTCGCAAATTAGAGAAGACAACCTCCTAGACGGCCTTGTCGGAAATGGCCCCTCAGGGAGCGGCGGCGGGTGGGTGAACCCCGTCACTGGCCACGGTGTCTTCGGCCGCGACAAGGTGATGTTCGGGCGCTACGACGAAGCCTTCCGTATCGATGACACGCAACTCACGGCGCTCTTCAACGGCAATGACATCGCCAAGAAGATTGTCAAAGGCTTCCCGGACGAGATGTTCCGACGGGGCTGG